CATTTAGAAGTATCAAAAGGCAACGCCGAACAAAATAAAACCTATTGCACGAAAGATAAGAATGTCCTGTTGGAATCAGGAACACCAAAACGCCAAGGCAAGCGAAAAGATTTAGATCAGGTCAGAGACCAACTAGCAGACGGAGCCAATATGCGAGCGGTTGTAGATTCAGCACGCTCCTTGCAAAGCATACGAATGGCAGAAATATATTTAACTTATCATGAAGAGAAACGTAACTGGAAGCCAATTGTTAAGTGGTTCTACGGACCCACTGGAACAGGCAAAACAAAACAGGCGTATGCCGAAAGTGAAGACCCATTCATATGTGGCAATTCAATTAAGTGGTGGCAAGGATATGACAAACACGAACATGTAATAATCGATGATTTCAGGACTGGGTTCTGTAAATTAGAAGAATTATTGAAACTACTTGATAGATATGCATTCTTAGTAGAATGTAAAGGTAGCAGTAGGCAACTATTAGCAAAACAGATAATTATAACAGCACCACAAAAACCATTTCATTTTTTCGGAGACACGGGCGAAGACATAAATCAACTATTAAGGAGAATCGACGAAATACGAGAATTCACAAAAGACAATTCAATAATTGAAACGGCTTAAAGAAATATATAGATATAAAGTATGCCATATGGAAAACGCAAGTACGCAAAGAAACCCGTGCGAAAAGCTCGTAAGTTTACTAAAAAGCCTATGCGAAGTATGGCTAAATTATCGGGAGCAGTCCGCAAGTTACAATCCCAGACCGCAGGAGAAAAGAAGAGAATCACAACATTCTTCAACCAGTCCATTGGACAAGTAGACGGCAATACGGACGGAGTACTTATTTTAGACGTCACGCCAATCCCAGCGAGTGGTGTACAGACTAACCAGCGAAACGGCGCACAATTCAAATTACACAGTTCAAACTATCAGTTTATGATAGGACAGGCGTCAGCAACCTCAACAGCGATACATTATAAAATGACTTGGTTCATGGTTAAAGGAGCGCCATACAGTTCAGGCACTCTAAATAGCCAGTTTCTTGCAAACGTTTACAATCCAAACCCATTCATAAGCGGTTCCATCCGCGACTATAACGCACAGTATAATCCAGACTATTTCAATTCATACAAGGTAATCCGAACAGTCAGAGGCACGGTATTGCCTGATCAGTTATCAGACACACTAGTCACCAAATCGTTCAACATAGGATTTAAATACAATAGAGGCATGGGCCACAATATTCGTTTCAATCAAAATACAAATGGCGTAGACAACCTGTTTGAAGGTCAGATTCTTCTTGTAATTCAATGCGATAGAGGCAACGCCAGCAACAGCGTAGCAAACACATTTACGACGGGTATTTATACCCAAGCCATAAACACAGGACTGTATATGCAGTATAACAAGATTGATTATTTCTATGATAATTAAACTATACTATTTCAATAATTGAAACGGTTACGTTTAAACCCAACAGCAAAGACCCCAACATTGATTTTTTCCGCAGATTAGTTTTATCCCCCTACCCGTAGGGGAGAAAACGAAAGTGAGGACAGAAAATTAAGCGATGAATTTTTAGAACTCGCAAAAGACATTTCAATTATTTAAGAAGGCGGGGTACAGTATTACCCCCGACTTCTGAGTAGATTACTTCTGAGTAGCCTAATTAATAAGCATTTATACTTAAAGCGGAGCCATGTGTATAGAGTAGAATGAGCCGTGCGCGTAACTGGTCTTACACTCTCAACAACTACACCGATTCAGACATTGCACTCGTAAGAGGTCTGGCGTGTGTGTACCATATATGTGGTCGTGAGGTTGGTGCTTCGGGCACACCTCACCTTCAGGGCTACATAGAATTGGACAATAACATAACGTTTTCAGCAATGCAAACGCGACTACCAAAAGCACATTTAGAAGTATCAAAAGGCAACGCCGAACAAAATAAAACCTATTGCACGAAAGATAAGAATGTCCTGTTGGAATCAGGAACACCAAAACGCCAAGGCAAGCGAAAAGATTTAGATCAGGTC